AAGATTTAGACTTCCAAGATGGTATCAAAGCTAATGAGAAGATTATCTTAGAAGCTTTAGGAATACCACCAATTTTAATGGATGGCGGTAATAATGCGAACATTCGCCCTAATCACCGTCTTTATTACTTAGAAACCATATTGCCTATTACTAATAAAATAGCATATGCTTTCGAGAGATTCTTCGGCTTTAAACTGGACGAAGAAGTGTCAGGTATTCCTGCACTTCAACCAGAGTTAAAAGACCAAGCTGCGTATTACGCTACACTTGTGAACACTGGTATATTAACACCGAACGAAGCAAGGGAGGCCTTACGACTTGAGAAGATCGACGGATTCGATAAACCAAGAGTTCCTGCAAATATCGCAGGCTCGGCAGCAAATCCAGCAGAAGGCGGGAGACCGCCCGAAGACACAGAGGACTAAATATGACAAAAGATATGATGGTAAAAGCTCTTTCAGACTTCTGCGCCAGCAAAGGCGTTGAAACTATGAGCTTGCCCGAATACAAATCACATGGAAGTGATGTTCCAGTTAAAGACTTTTTGCTCAGAAGAGCATGGGGTTCTTGGGCTAGAGTTATTTCTATGATGAACAAACGTTATCCTGTCCAAGTAGTAGCACCAAAGGTAGAGGAAGTAACAGCACCTAAACCTAAAGCTACTAAGAAAGGAGAGAAATAATGTCGGATAAAATTTTTCATTGGGCGTCCACTCTTAAATCTTTAGGAGAAGACGACGACGGTTGCTTACAAATTAAAGGTTCCGCAAGTACAATCGATTTAGATCGTGCAGGCGACATAATTGAAGCACAAGCATGGACAAAATCAGGCGGACTGGAGAACTTTAAAGGTAATCCAATAATCTTGTTTAATCACGACTATAATAAACCTATAGGACGTGCTACTGATTTAGCAGTAACCGATAAAGGCTTAGATATAACTGCAAAGATATCTAATGCCAATGCTGAAATAAAGAATTTAATTAAAGATGGCGTACTTGGAGCTTTTTCTGTTGGTTTCAAAGTCAAGGACGCTGATTATATGACTGAAACCGATGGATATAAGATAAAGGACGCGGAACTTTTTGAAGTTTCTGTAGTATCAGTGCCTTGCAACCAGGGAGCAACGTTCTCTTTAGCAAAATCATTCGATAATATGGAAGAATATAAAAAATTCCAAAACCAATTTATTAAGGCTAACTCAGGTGCAGCAGCAGACGCTGTTAAAATTGAGCAGCCAAGCGGGGAGCAATCCCATAACATGGAGACTAAAATGTCAGAAGAAAAGAAGACTCCTGAAGCAGGCTTTGACCTTGAGTCATTCGCAAAAGAAGTGGCAGAAAAAACTGCAACTACAATTGCTATGAAACAAGCAGAAGCTAAAGCAGCTGAAGAAAAAACTTTAAACGAGCAGGCTGAAAAGCAAGCAGAAGTTGAAGTTCAAGAAAAAGCTGTTCAAGAAGCTAAACAGGAAGAACAAAAATCTGTAATCCAAGCAGGATTAACAGGAGCCGAAAGGCTTATCTCAGATGTTGAGAAAAGAGTTAACGAAAAGCAAGAAGATCTTAGCAAAGTAGTTAAAGAACTCGAAGCTCAGCTAGTTGAGAAATCATCAGAAATCATGAATATTCGTGAGTCAAAAAGACACTTCGGTGATAGAACAGGAAGCACAGACTGGAAAACAGAATTTAAAGAAGATGTAATCGACGCTAAATTCGCTGGTCTTGCTACAGGAAAAGGTTGGAATAACGACCATGCAAAATCATTAATGGAAAAAGTTAATGTAATGTCAGGTGTTGAAGTATCATCAGCTGATTTTGAGCAAATCGTTTCAACTAACATTGAAAGAGATATTCAAAATGAGTTAGTATTGGCTCCTCTATTTAGAGAAATCCCAATGAACTCTGCTAATATGATTATCCCAATCTTACCAGATAGCGGCTATGCTGAATTTACAGCTAACCAAACAGCTTCTGGAAGCGCACCGAAAGGTAACTTAGACCCACGAGGCGATGCATATGATCCAGCTAATGGAGCAGGTGTCGACTTAACTGAGAGAACACTTTCAACTAAAAAATTAATTTCACAATCATACTTAGGTAATGAAACTGAAGAAGATGCTATCCTACCGATTCTTCCTTTAATTAGAGAATCAATGGTAAGATCTCATGCTAGAGCAATGGAAAATGCTATCTTAGCTGGTAATCACGCAGACGGTGCTTTTGGTACTGGCGGTGCAGCTTTTGAAGGGCTAATCACAATGGCTGGGGCTAACAAGACCCAATCAGCTACAGCTTTTGCTTCTGATAAACTAACAGCAGCAGCGTTGTTAGGTGCTAGAAAGAACATGGGTAAATATGGTATCAATCCTTCAGACGTAGTATATGTTGTCTCTCAAAGAGGCTACTACGAATTACTAGAAGATGCTGAGTTCCAAGATGCTAACCTAGTTGGTAATCAGGCAACTAAGCTAACTGGTGAAATTGGAACCGTATTTGGTTCAAGAGTATTAATGTGTGATGAATTTGCTACACCAGCAGTTTCAAAAATGCACGCTCTTGCGGTTAACCCAAGAAACTTTGTATTACCAAGACTTAGAGGTGTAACCATTGAGTCCGACTACGAAGTAGCTAACCAAAGAAGAGTTCTTGTAGCTTCACAAAGAATTGGCTTCACCGATCTAATCGATGCAACCACTTCTTGTCACTTACTACAGTACAAAGCTTCTTAATAGCTTAATAGGTTTTTGTGGGGTTTACCTAAAACCCCACACTTTTTAACTATGGCAGACTTAATAACAGTAAATGAATACAAAGACGCAGAAGGACTCCGAGGCGAGAAGGATGACGACCGTCTATCTGTTATGGTACCTCTGGTATCTGATTTAGTTAAGAAGTATTGCGGAATAAGTTTTGTAGACTTTTATTCTACAGATAAGGTTGAAACTTTTACAATCAATGACAACTACACAAGCACCATTACAATGAGTGAAAGTCCGTTAGTTACGGTTGATACAGTAAAAGAAAGACCAGACTATGGAAGTCCTTATGTAACTCTCACTACAGGCAACTACGAATACTATGTAGATGTAGAAAGTGATGCAGTCGTAAGAACAAATGAGAGTGGTAATCCAATCTCTTGGAAGAAAGGAGTAGGTTCTGTACAAATTACATATAATGCAGGATACTCAACATGCCCAAGTGATTTAAAACTCGCACTCTTTGATTTAGTTAACTACTACATGAAAGACGAACATAAAGAAAGAAGAAGTTTAGGCAATGCCCAAATGAGTAACCAAGGAACTTCAGGTATAAAATCAAGTACTGACTTTCCAGACCATATTAAGAGAGTACTAGATTTATATAGAGTTGTTATTTAATGGCACTAAGTAACATGTTTGGCGAAGTAGATAAGATGCTAGACAAATATAACGATAAACCTTATGACGATATGGTAGCTGAACAAAGTAAAATGTATACTACTGAAATGCATTATACTCCAAAGTGGACAGCAGGAGTTTTAGTATGGGCGTGTTATTCATACATGAGAAAAAAGGGCGTAACGCCAAAAGCTATGTCAGGTCAAGTTCTGCAAGATATGAAGAATGTAGCTGATGTGGTATGCAAGTCGTTAAATGTTAAAAGCAGATGGGTAAGTGCATTAACGACTCAGAAATTTACAGTAGTAACAGCTGAGCCAGACCCAGCTGATCTAGATGGAACACAAGTACAAGTTGAAAATAGAGGAAGTGCCATAGTATTGATATTTTATGAAAGTTATGGAAGAACAACACCATCTTCATATGCTGCAGGGAGACATCTTTATGCTCAAACTAACGTATTTAGAGGAGCAGGAGTAGCTATGAGAAAAGGCCTCATGGCAAAAGGATATGGAAAAGGTAGCTCTCCTTTAAGTGGTTTTGGTGGCAGTACAACTACTCCAGTAATGCAAGGCAAGACGCAAGGAACTGGAAGTAGATTACATGGAGGAACTCCTCACCAGAGTCAACATAATACAGGAACAGATAGAAGTGATACTACTGTTAGAATGATGAACTTTTTACAGAGTATGCAAGCCCGAGACTTTAATGCAACTATTAATCATAAAGCCCATGGAGTAGAACAGATAAAGAGGGAGATTAATAGAAAATTTAATGCGGCTTATGTAATTAAGGGAATGTCAAAGATTGATATATTTAATATTGATGAAGCCATTTTAAAAGAAATTAGTATAAAAATTGTTTTTGGAACTCAAAGTCAAAATGCCTTACAACGAGAGGCAGATAGTGGCGGACCGTTCGTGAAAGACAAGAGTTTAGACGGTTTCTTTAAAAAACTGGAAAAGCAAGTAAGTACGAAGTTTTCTAATCCTAAATATAAAGGATCTCTTTCAATACTAGAAATGGCAGAAAGAGGAGTATTTGCAAAAGTACCTTTAGCAATGAAAACAGCATCAGGACTTCCTGATTTAAGATTTAAAATAAATAAAGAATTAATTAAAAAAGCTAAGTACAAAGAAAAGCAGAAGAAAAGAATTGCAAAACAAAAGAGCAAAGCTAAGACTAAAAAATTATCAGTAGTCGCAGCAAAAGACAGAGGGATGCCTAAATCTCAAGCAAGAACAGTAGACAAAGCAAAGACAGCACAAAGTCCCTTACACTTAGAAGCAATGTTAGAAAACTTACTACCTCAAGAAGTAGCAAGTAGAATGGGACAAGGTGGAGCATTAGTGTATAGAAGTGGTAGATTTGCTAATAGTGTAGAACCTACACAAGTAATGGTCGGGCCAAGAGGGGGTGTACAAGTAGACTATACTTATATGAAAATGCCTTATCAAACGTTTGAACCAGGATATAAGCAAGGCAGTACACAAAGAGACCCAAGAAAGATAATAGGGGATAGTGTTAGAGCAATAGCACAAAGTATAATAGGAGATAAGTTCCTCAAAGTAAGGAGAGTATAATGGACTCAACACAAGCAAGAAGATATTCGTCGCGTCGTAGAGCCATAGTCGAAGCCTTAGCAGTAGCGTTAGAAACGCAGATAAACGGAAGTCCTCCAATGAGAACTTCTGTGAGCAACGTAGAGCGCAGACTCAAATTTTGGGACGAAGTGAATGAGTTCCCTACCATCCATATAGGAGCAGGGGGCGAAACAAGAGAATACGATGGCGGTGGCTTTCGATTTAGATTTTTAAGAATAACAGTTCGATGTTATGTATCAGATGACAATGATGTCATTGAAGCACTCGAAGAATTGTTAGAAGATGTAGAAACTGTGTTAGAGGATAATGATCCATTAACTTACACAGATTCAACAGGAACATCTCAGTCTACAGTACAGACTTCAATCTTAACTGTAGATACAGATGAAGGTGTATTAGAACCTCTCGGTGTTGGAGAAATCACCGTAGAGATTCGATATTAACGGAGATATATAAAATGGCATTTTTCTTTAGTAGAGATACCAAAGTATTTATGGAATGGTCAGAAGATGGCACAACAGGACAGACAGCTCTTTATGAGATACCTGTACTGGATGGATTTTCTTTCAGCCAAGCTACAAATACTTCAGAAATAACATTAAGTGAAGCGGCAACATCCGCTGGTTACAGTAAGAGAGGTAGAGCAATGTTCACCGACTCTTTTGCACCAGCAGAGTGGAGTTTTAACACTTACATGAGACCTACAAAGTCAGGTAGTAACGCAAAATATGTATCAGGCGACCATGCCGATGCAGCAAAACATTTTGCAGTAGAAGGCCCTTTATGGGCAGCAATGAGTGCAGTAGACTATGATAAAGCTTGTGGCGGAGACGCTTTCGGTGGAACAAATAGTCAAATCTTTAATTTTGCAAATTCAAACAATGTACAAGTTGGATCTTTCAATATGTACTTTGTTCTTGGAGCAGCAAAGGATGCAACTAGCGCACTATATACTACAGGTACTGACGGAGTAACAATTTACAAATTAGCAGATTGTTCAGTAGGCTCGGCTTCAATTGACTTTGATATTGAAGGAATCGCACAAATCGGTTGGTCTGGAAACGGCAAAACAATCGAAGAAGCGGCTTCTTTAAATACTGAAGCTTCAGGAGCTACAGCAAAAGGTTTAATCAGAGAAGGAGTAGACACGACTTCAAACTTCATTAGACAAAAATTAACAGACTTATCACTAGTCTATGATGCAAGTGAAGTATCAGGTGCAGTCGGTAGCTTAGGTGCTTCAGACACAACCTTTGGAGTTACTCTAACAGGTGGAAACATTACTATAGAGAACAACAATACTTACTTAACACCAGAAACAATTGGACAAGTAAACTTACCTTTAGGGCATGTTACAGGTACAAGATCAGTTTCAGGTAATTTTACTTGTTATCTAAATGATGTGGCAAATGGGTCTTTAGACTTATTTGAGAAACTTCAAGAATCAAGAGGCGTAATCACTAACGCTTTTGCAATGACATTCAATATCGGTGGTGGTAGTAATACTCCTCGAGTTGCAGTTACATTGCCAAAAGCTCACTTAGAGTTACCTGCCCATGATTTATCAGATGTAATATCTGTAGATGTAGCCTTCCATGGTTTACCAACAGACTTATCATCAGCAACAGCAGCGGACGCTACCAACGAAGTATCAGTTACTTACGTAG